TTATGGTTAGCATTGTGCTTTATAGTAGGTGCTGCATTTGCTTAAACTTATAGTTACTACGGGGGGGTTGGATAGTAACAAGAACTCTTTGTAACACAAGACTTCACCTCTTTTTATAACAAGACCCCCCATCCTAATCACAAATGACTAATTTAGAAGAAACAAGGGATAAGATAATGCTAATGATTGATAAATTAGCTGTATATGGAGAAAGACCAGAAGATACAACTCTAAGAGCATTGTATGTATTAGAAAGAGAGTTGGAATAGCAAATAAGCCCAAATTGAGCCATATTAAGCCCTTAGGAGGCATATTTAGGTGTTTTAGGTGTCTCTTTAACGCAAGTCTTAAATACATTGTTTGCCTCTGCAGTTCAGTGCTTCACGCAGAGGTGGATGAATGTGATAAGGAACTTGCGTTAAACAAGAGGATTCTCAGAGGGATTATACACTATCAAGTCAGCCTGTGGGCTGACCTCTCTCTATAGAGAGAGCCCCCTCAAGAAGAGGGGGTTGATAGTGTATCTCAGAGGGATTGGAAATGTTGCTATCTGTTTGCCCCTATGAGTTAACCCTCCTCACCGGATAACTCGCTTATAGATAGTGACTTCATATACTTAGGTACTACAACTACACTTAGGTACTACAACTATAAGGCAAAGGGGGTGGGGGGGGTAAGTGCGACTTTGAAGTGTAAGAAGATATATGTTTGCTATCCTCTCACAAAAATTTATTATAATTATTTAGTAGTTCTAAAATATTATATAGTAGTTATGCTAAAACATATCATGACACTTGAAACAATCAAAACCATAGGCAAAGTAATCAAATTCGGAAAGTACTCAGTTGCCTTTGTAGTACCTAAACTCATCGCTTCCTTCATGAAACTTAAACCCCACTCCCAATTGGATATAGTATATGATATAGATAAGGATATACTAATACTATCAAGAACATGATAACTAATAGCCTTTTCTTTCCCTTATATCCTGATTCTTCTGGATTAGTTGCTCTTGGTTTGGATAACTATCATACTCTTACATCAAACATAGTAGGCATAAGCTTACTAGTAAGACAATTAACTAAATACAGGAGATGAAGGATAAAATGGAAGAACAAAAAGGAGAAATTAACGATTGGATGAAAGAAGTCAAAGCACCATCACCTTTACCTAATGGAAAAGGGATAGTAAAGGCTATACATCCTCCTCAGCCCATTGAGACTAAGTATGGAAAGAGATTTGTTAGTCAAGTAGTGATAGAAGGCTCTGATAACTCAGTAATCAACGTTAGGCTGTTTCTACCAGCACAATTCCCTTTACTGCACCCAAAGTCTAACTTAGCTAAAATATTGGCTTACAATGGCTGTACGGGCTTATTAGAGCTAATTGGGAAAGAGGTAGAGGTCGAAGAAGTTGGGGATATGATGTGGAACTTGAAAGGAGGGGATTAAACCCCCCCTTTTCATGGATTATGACATCTTCAAGCCATGGCTTACCTTAGACCCTTGGCAAAAGGAGTACATTGCCACTGAAAAGAACTGTTTCTTACTCTGTGGGAGACAATCGGGTAAGACTACTGCTGCAAGTATCAAATTTGGTGAAAGAGCAGCTAATAACCCCAAACAAATCATTCTAATGATTGCTTATACTGAAAAACAAGCATATGCTTTATTCTTCAAGACTTTGATGTATTTGGAAGCTAAATACTCTAAAATGATAAAGAAAGGCAAGGATAAGCCTACAAAACATACTATTAACCTAACAAATGGCTCTCAAATCATGTGTTATGCTGCAGGATTAGAAGGAGAAGGACTTAGAACTTACACTTTAACCTCTTTAGTTATAGATGAGGCAGCACCAATGAGTAGAGAAGTGTTTATTGCTACCATGCCCATGCTAAGTGTTACAGGGGGGACTATGGATATTCTCTCTACTCCAAGGGGTAAAGCTGGTTTCTTTTATGATTGTTCTAAGAGAGAAGACTTCACTAAGTTCTATGTCAGCGCAGAAGATTGCCCAAGACATTCAAAGGAGTTCTTGGAATCTCAGAAGGAGATGATGAGTACCTTGGAGTATGCACAAGAGTATTTGGCTAAGTTCTTGGATGATTTAAAGAGAGTATTTAGTGATGAATGGATTAAAGCTGTTTGTGTATTAAAAAGGAGAGATAAGATACTCCCTAATAGGCAATATTCAATGGGTTGTGATTTGGCTAGAATGGGGGCAGATGAAGGAACTATGGAAGTTCTTGATTTCTTAAATGAGAAGACCATAGAGCAAGTAGAAAATATTATTACAAAGAAACAGCTTACAACACAAACAGAAGATAATATCATTAATCTAGATAAAAGATATAATTGTAAAAAGATATACATTGATGCAGGAGCAGGTACTCTTGGAGTTTCTATATTTGACCATTTACTAAGAGAGCCTCAGACTAAAAGTAAGATAGTAGCAATTAACAACAGAGCAAGACCCATGGATAAGTATGGGAAGAGTAAGACTAGACTTCTTAAAGAGGATTTGTACAATAATCTCTTAGCTTTAGGTGAAAGAAAGTACCTTAAACTTCTAAAAGAAGAATCAATTATAGAATCTTTAAAGTCAGTTCAGTATGAATATGTCATTTCAAAGGGATTACCAACTCGTATTAGGTTCTTTGGAAATTATACCCATGTAGTAGAAGGATTGATTAGAGCTGCATGGTATATCCAAGAGAAACGTTTAAATATTCAGATACACTACCTTTAAAATGAGGAATATAGATAAATACACAACAACAGAAAAGATAGCAGAAGATAAAGGAGATGAAGAATCAAAAAAGATAATGATTTCTACAGAAACTTATGCTGTTTGCGAATTATTAAATGATCTTGGAATTAAAATAAATAACTTTAAGAAATAATGGTAGATGATGGAGTTTATACCACAAATGCACAAATACAAGCTAGAGCAGGAATCAATGCAAGTGCAATTTCTAAGGTAACAGCTGCAACAGATGTTTATGTTTTAGATGTTGAGGCTTATGTTAATTCTAAGACTAAGTTTAATTGGTCTGATGCTTTCGCAGGTTTAGATGTAGATGTTAAGGCTCTTTGTACAGAAGCCTCTGCATCTTTATGTGCTAATAAAGTCATTGTTGCAGATATGAGTGGTTTTACAAGTAGGGCAGAAGCACAGACAATGTTAGACTTCAATCAATTCAATGCAGATAGAGCAATTAAAGAACTATCAGACAAAGAAGTCTCTAAGTTCATGAGTGGCGTATAATGGTTGTACCAACAATATTTAGGGACTCTTCAGAAAGGGTTCTTGCTTCTTATGATTGGGTAGATATATCCAATGGCTTAGGGTATGTGATGTATTACTGTATGGACACTAATGAAGCTGCACCACAGAATATACTTACTACAAGTACTTCTATAAGTTCTTTTCCTCTTTTCCATTATAAAACAAGTACAGGGATGGTATGTCAAGAGGAATTTTCAACTTCTTTTAATTTACCTCAATATGTAAAAGGTAATGCTATAGTCAATATACCTTATTCTCATGATGGTACAAGTATGTCTTTTGCTATTTTGATAAAACATAATAGTACTACAATAGGTAGTTTAGCAGCTGATACAGTCAATTATGGAGTAGGTAAAGGTACAGCTGTATTTGCTGCAAGTATAGCATTAACCCCAACATTATTTAAGAAAGGAGATGAATTAAAGATATCAATAGAATGTAATTGGGCTAAGGGTGCAGGAACTCAAGCTTATGTTTTACATGACCCTAAAGGGGCTAGTGTAGATTATATGACAGGGGGGACTATACCTGTTAATAGCAATATGATATTAGCAATACCTTTCAGGATAGACTTATAAAATGGAATTTGATGTAGAAAAAACAACACAATCAAACTTGAGTAATGTAGTAACAGATTATACTCTAGATACTTACTTACCTGATACTGCAGGGAGTGGTGAAGAAACAACTTATATTAATTCTGAATGGCATACACAAATTGGAGTATTCAAGAATAGCCCTCATTTCCATAGAGCAATAACTGCTCTTTCTACTTGGACTGCAGGTAAAGGATATACTACAGATAATGCAACCCAAGCCATTTTAGAGAACATTACAGGATGGGGTAATGAAACATTTGATGAAATACTTATGAATCTACAAAATCAAAAGAAGATTACAGGAGATGCTTTTGCTGAAATTATAAGAAGTGAAAAAGGAACTCTCATTAATCTTAAAGTTCTTGGAGGAGACACAATTAAGACTCATGTTAATTCAAAAGGAATTATAACTAAATATACTCAAGTTTCAAGGATAGGTAAAAAGGGTACTGAAAGAACATTTACAACAAATCAAATATTACATCTAACAAATGATAGACTAGCAGATGAAATACATGGTGTAAGTACAGCAGAGTTAGTCTCATGGGTTGTAACTGCTATCAGGGAAGCTGAAACAGATTGGAAGCGTATATCACATAGGAGTACAATAAGAGTATTATACATTGATGCTGATGATAATGATAAACTAACAAGAGTTAAAACCCAATATGCAGAAGGGATAAAGAATGGAGAGATACTTATTATTCCAGCTAAGAAAGGGGATGCAGAGTTTCAAGACCTTGTACTGCCCCCTGTTGATGCTTTCTTAAAATGGATGAATTATCTAGAAGGACAGTTTTATCAGATTGTAGGCGTACCAAGAGTTATTGCTACAGCAGAAGGCTTTACAGAATCATCTTCTAAGATGGCTGTCTTTACATTTGACCCAACTTATACTAAAGAGCAAGTGTTAATGGAGGGAGACTTATGGAATCAATTAGCAATTAAAATTAAGTTTAATAGACCTGCAACTTTAAGTAATGAATTAGCTACAGATGAAGCTAAAGACGGAGCAGCAATACAATCAAATGATACACAAGCAGGAGTGGGTGCATAATGACAACAAAAATAGTAAAAGAAAAGATAGACTACAGGATAGTATGCGTAGGAATAGTAGCATTGACAGCTTTAGAGATTTATGCTTTATCTCAAGGCATCAATGGGACGCTTTTAAAAGTAGTCATGGCTACAATTGGGGTGCTTATAGGAGTGACCATTCCAAACCCTTTAGTTAAGAAATAAAATGGTAACAAATAAAACAAAAATCAAGAAGCCTGTACCACTCCCTGAGCCATTTGAGCCTAAGCCTATAACATTACCTAAGCCAATGTCTATTAGACCTGAGCCTGAGCCTGAGCCTGAGCCTGAACTTCCTACACGTGAAGGTGGAGTATTCAGAGACCCAAGAACAGGGAGAGTATCAGGTACTGAAATAGGTCGTAGAACATTCTTAGGACTTAGCCCTTCAGAGGTAGAAGCACTTCATCAACAAGAGAAAACAAGATTAGCATTATCTGAAGGGGCAACAGAGATAAGTGAAACAGGTAAGGTAGAAAGAGAATCTAAACAATTCTTAGAAGAAAAAGGTTTCTTTGATGAGACTAGACCTGAGAAGACAGAGTTAGACTTACCTGCTCCTGTTGGAACAGGGAAAATACCTATTGTAGGACCCGGAATGTCTGTTTTTAGTCAGGTTGGTTGGTCTAATTTTGTGAAGTCTGCTTTAGGTAAAATAGGAATAGGAACAACTACTCCTGAGCAAGTACAGGCTATAATTCAAGACCCTGAAACTCTTAGAGAATTTGCTATAAGAGAGATACAAGATGAGGTAATTTCTGAAGGAACAACAGCAAGGGAGAAATTTGGCGCTTTTATTGAAGCAGTACCAATAGTTGGTAATTTAGTAAGTAGGTTTGCAGATGGATTAATAGAAGACCCAAAAGGAAATGTTGATACCATCGTCTCTGAAATACAATCAGTAGGAACAAGAGCAACTAATATGAGAGAGAAAGCATTAACAGGTAAAATGGGAGACCCTTATAATGCTTATGTTCAATTAGCAGATATGGAAATGGATTTATCTAAAATGGAACAAAGGATTAAACTCCTTAGTTTAGAATCTGCTAAATTAAGAGCCAATGGAGATGCCATCAATTTGATAGAAGAGAAGATACTTGATGCAAAGCAAAGGGTATTTGATGCTAAGCAATCAGCAGCATCAGGTATAGTAAATCAAGCTTCAGACTCGAGTATATTTGCAACATTGCAAGAATTGAAAGGAGGTAGTTAAGATGAGTGAAGAACAAGAAGCAAAAGAAGATACAGCAATTAATTCTGGAGAGGGGGATAAGCCTCAAGTCTATAAAGCTATTGACGATGCAAACCTTGCAGCTAAAAGGCTGGAAGACGCTAATAAAGTAAAAGGTGAGCTATTAGCCAAAGAAGAGGAGATAGTGGCTCAGAAACGCTTAGGAGGCGAATCTGAGGCAGGTATGGATGAGTCTAAGCCTAAAGAAGAAACAGCTAAAGAGTATGCAGAGAAAGTTATGAAAGGAGAGATTAAATTAGAATGATAGAGAATAAAGAATTAGGGGTTAAAATTGCAAAAGATACTGATGAGTCATTTTGGACAGATATGAAAGAGAAATGTACAGAAGCAATAAAGACAGAACAAAGAAACATTAAAGTTAATGAACAACTTATAAAACTCTCTGAGGAACAACTTAGTTAATCGGTACACAGGAAAACTAAACATTTATATACTTTATTTTTATTATCTTTTTATGGCAAACGCAACTGCAGTATTACTTTTTGAAACTGAAATTCCTATTAGACTTAATTGTGCTGAAGCAGCAGCTTTTGAGAAAGGGGATTGTGTAACATTCACAGGAGCAACTGAAGGTTTAGTGGTTGCTATTACTTCTGCAAACAATGATATCTTTGGTGGTATTGTAGCTGAAGAAAAAATAGCTAATGTTGGAACAACTGTATCAGTTTATAGGAGAGGGATTTTTAAAGTAGAAGCTGGAACAACAGGAGTTACAATAGGGAAGACAGCAACTATTGAAGCTAAGAATGAATTTACTGATGGAGCAGCAACAGATGCTGAAAATGGTATTGTCTGGGGAAGAAATTTAGAAACTGCAACTAATGGACAATTTTTTGTAATGCAGTTGGGGGCTGACTAATGGCAGATACAGCAGGAATGGCAGAAATCAGAGGAATTGATATTACTAAGTTAGTGGAAGGATTTGCTGATGTTGGAATTATTCTAAAGAATTATGTTAGAGTTATAAAAACTAAGGCAAGGGAAATGCGTTGGTATTCTAAGACAGCAGGTTATTTAACTTCACCAACAACTGTAGGAGTTACAGGGGATTTAATAGAGACAGCATCAAAAGCAATGCCAGTAGTTATAGAAAACTCTTATACAAGAAACACAAGTTATGTAAAGAAATACTTTGCAAGTTCTCCAATGATTTCATTAGAAGATATTAAAGACTCAGACCCAGATGTATGGGGAGATATTATTAAAGACTCAGCTATTGCAGTTAATAAGAAGATTGATTCAAGAATCTTAACAGTATTAGATGCAAGTGGATGTCAAACAGCAGCAGCTGCAGGTGATGGTTGGAATGTTGATTCAAACGCAGACCCAATTTATGATTTCTTAAATGCTATTGAAAACATTGAAGCTTATGGTTATGACAGTTCAGACTTAATTGCTTACATGAATCCAGCTGAAAAGAAATGGTTATTAAGATGGTTAATCACAGTTAAAGGTTCAAGTATTCCAAGCTTTTCAAGTGGAAAGGTAGCAGGTGGGGAATTAATGGGCTTCATGGGTGTTAAGATAGTATCAGACCCTAACAGACCAACAGATACAGTAACAATATTCAGCCCAAGTAAAGCAGTTATTTGGAAAGAGTTTATGCCAATGACTTCAGCTGTAGTAAATGACGAGGGTATCGGAAAAACTGTTAGAGTATGGAGTGAAGGAGAAGCAATTAGACCTAATCCTAACGCAGTGTTTAAGCTAACCGATGTAATTAATTAATGGCAGATATTCTACAAGGCGGTAATAGAGACACCGTTACAACTGATTCTGGTGGAGCAATAGGAAAATTTGAAGTTACTAACTTCACAGAAGATTATTCTTTTAATGCTAATGTAAATGATACATTAGTTACTTCTGATGTTCTAGCCACTTTAATAAGAGAATTGATACAACGTGGTGTTATCAATGGGACAGTAGCATAATGACAAAAGAAAATTGTATTAAATATCTGAATGAAGCAACAGATGAGAAACTTAAAAAGTTTTGGTCTGATAGAATAGCAAGGAAATACCCAGAAAAGAAAGAAATTAAAGAAGTTAAACCTGTTAAGAAGGTGGTTAAGGAATAATGGCAGCTGGAGATATATCTGTTGTTGCAGCAGCATCAGCAACTACAACTGATATTGATACAGCTATGACTGCAGCTATTACGGCAACAAATGCAGCAGCTATGATAACTACAGCAGTAGTAAATAACACAGTTTTCTGTATTGCTAAAGAAGTTTAGATAATTCTTTAAAGTATGATTGATTATAATTCTTATGGCAAATAGAATAGGAGACAAAGAACTAAAAACAGATTGGGATGCTAGAACTGCAGCAGATTCTTCTAAAGCAGTAGGATATAATATGGCACTAATACCTCAAGAATCTTTAATTCCTAAAAGAAAAAGAGTAGGACTTGACTGATGGGACAAACAAGAGAGCAGAGAGTTATAAAGCAGTTATCTGGCACACAAAAACAAACTCCAATAGCAACAGATATGTTTATTCCTAATCACTCTGGAGATTTATCAGTAGGGAATGTCAATATTACACCCAAAAATCCAAAAGACCCAGTCAATAAAGAATATGTTGATTCTATTTCAATTAATACAGGAATAGATTTGTTTGCTTATGATGATGCTTCAGACATTGCAACTTACAAAGTATTAAAACCAGAACCCTCAGTTGGTTCAGAAGTAGAAGGCAATGTTTCTATTGCAGGCAATGCATCAGGTCAAGCAGTAGGAGCAAGAGCAACAGAGCTAACTTGTGATTGTGTCAAATTAATAAATACTTTAACAGCAGGAGTTTATAATTTCCATGTTCATATGAGGGCAGCAACAGCCAACAGATTAACATTCTATGCTGAGTTTTATGTAAGAGATTCAGGAGGAACTGAAACTTTAATTGCAACTTCTGAAGAAACAGCTTTAATTGGAACTACAGGTTTTGGTTATGACACTCATGCAACAGTAACAGAAGAATATCCTCTATCAACTGGGGACAGAATTGTTGTTAAAGGTTATGCTAAGAACTCAAGCCCAGCAGCAACAACATTATACATTGCAGTAGAGGGAGATACAGCAACAAGGATTTCAGTAAGGGGAATATCAGCCCCAAGAATGCACGATTCCTTAGCTCATTTAAAGTGGAGTGAAGCAGGGCATACAATAGATAGTGTATTTGAAATACATAACAGCTCACCATTTCTTTCTTTTAAAGATACAAATGGATCAGGAACTTCTGCACAATCTACTATTGTATTTCAAGATATGGATAATGCAACACTAGGAACATTTGGTTTTACTTATCCAACTAATTCAGACTTCTACATAACAGCTACATCAGGTAAAATAAGATTATCAGGAACAAGTATTTATGCAGGAAATATGAAAATAACTGATTTAGTAAATCCAACTTCTGACCAAGATGCAGCAACAAAAAAATATGTTGATGACAATGAT